TTTCATGGGCTTGTAGTGCTAATTTTAACACTATACTATCTGGAAGTTCTAGGGTTACTGCCGCTTCTGGTTCTTCTGAATTTTTCATAACTTTTTTCCTATGTTCTTCTTGCTCAATTCGTATTGCTTCTTCTTCTTCTGCATAATGGCTTGGCATTTCTTTCTCCTTTATGATGTTTCTACCGTAAGCGCTTCATTATATAATGATCTCATTAATCCATCTAATTCTACTTTATTTTCCACATTTAAGGATTCTACATATCCACTTAAAATCGTAAGTGTGTCCTCTGCTTGGTCTACAATATCATCATCACTGATATCAAAATCAGAAAAATTTTCAACTACAACTAAATCTGCGACATTAACTTCTTCTAATTTATCCAATACGGAATCAAACCAAAATGGATTGGTTTTCTTTTCCACTACTACCTTGACATAAGTTCCTTCATATTCACTATAATCTTTTTCTGATAATGACTCAAACGTTTCTGCAGAATCATCATAAAAGAGTTTGTGAAACATTCTATACGGATTCACGATAAAATTTAATTCTCGCGTTTCTGTATCAAAAATGTGAAATCCTCTGGGGTCTTTATAATCACTCCATGTTATTTCATAAGGATTCCCCAAATAGTAAACTGTTCCATTATTTGACCTATGATGAAAATGACCACTCATCACCATATCAAACTTGTCGAAAATATGTGATTCCAGCCCTTCATTATTCCATGAACCAATATGTTGCTCGAATCCACTGACTTGAAGATGTCCCATAAGAATTTGACATTGTGTATTTTGAATCATTTTCATACACTCGCCATAATTTTCTTCACACACCCAAGGAATCATTGCTATACCAAGTCCACCAAAATCTACTTCTTTTGGACTTGAATACATCCAAGGTTCTACTTTTCCTTCAGAGGATGTAAATATTTCTTCTATGGAATTTAATTCATTGGTGTTCTTGTGAAAAGTATCATGATTGCCGATAATAATATGCGTATCAACTCCCATTTTCCACAAACGTTCAATAAAGTTCGTCCGTAAATCATTCAATATCTTAAAGTTAATATATTTTCTCCGGTCCACTACATCACCCAGATGAATACACGTTTTAATGTTGTGTTTTTCTAGATAAGGAAAAAATACATTATCATAAAATTTTCTAAAATATTTAAGAAAAGTTGACGAATCTCCACGTGCACCCCAGTGAGTGTCCGTTATAAGTGCTATCTTCATGTAGTAACACCCATAAAAAGTTCTAAAGTAGTTGGTTCTGTTTTCTTTGCAGCTTTCTTTTTCTTGCTTTTTTCAAAATTGTCTACAAATTCATCTACCACTACTCTAAAATCAGAATTCTTAAAATCGGTTGATGTTTTGAAATCCTCATCATAATTCATGTATTCTACATATTCTGGGCTGATTTCATAATTCTGCATACTTTTATATTTTATATATAATTGTTTCTTCTCTTTTTGAATTCTTCGAATGAAGGCATAATAAATGATCTGAGTAAAATATGCAAATGGGTTGGATGATTTCTCTGGATTAAAATTGTGAATATAATGTAAACAATTTTCTATTCCATCTGATATCATATCATTTTTAAATGCATAATTTATAAAATTGGGGCGGAAGGATAGTCGTTGTGCTATTTTTAAAAATACAGATCCCAAATATTCTGAAATAATCGGCAGTTCTTCATCATTATCTTTCGATATCTGCCATTGCTTTTTATATTCAATCATTGCTTCCAAAAACAATGCATTATCTACATAATGAGCTTTCGCTACCTTTTTTCGTTTTGCCATGATAATTTCCTTTAGTTATTAACGTGATACTCTTATTATATCACATAATACCTGTTTGTCAAGGTGTCTTGACATTTGGAAATAGTATGTTATAATGAGGTGTGGAGCCGAAAAGTGAATGAGTTAGTTCATTAGGCCAGTAGGATTAAAATCCGCTAATATTTTAGACATTTTATTCATTTCCTCTTCCATTGATTCTGTACTAGATTCCTTTATTGTTTCTATATAGAATTTCTTGTAATCTCTTCCTAATTCTGAAACAGACATTATGCATCGAGCTGCTAATGGTACAGATGTTACATCCGTAAATGGCAACCATTTTAATAATGCAACATGAGTGGATTTCTGTTCATCATCATATCTAACTAATACTTTCATTGGCCAATGTAATTCTAAATATCCACTATTTTTAGATTTATCAGACACTACCACTTTTGAAAAGAGAATTTCCCCATTATCCAATCTTATTACTTTTAAATCTTCTTCATTGAGAACCGGTTCCATTTATTCCTTGAGTGCAATGTGATATTTTTTATATGGAAATCTTTCTTCATCATATATTTTAATTCTTTCTTCATGATGTTGAAAAGCATAGTTTTTTCTATTTCTCCAACATAAATCATCGGTAATATCGTATAATATGGTTTCTTCTTTTGTTTCAGATAACCGTAATCCTCTACCTATCGATTGAAGATTTCTGATACGTGATTTAGAAGGAGAAGCGAACACAATGTTATGAAGATTCCTAATGTTGATGCCGGTACTGAATACACCATAACTGGCCACGATGATGGCATCTTGTTCTGTTTCTGTAATTGCTCGGATCTGTTCTCTGGTTTCAGTATCAGTTCCACCAAAGACGAAAAAAACTTTTCTATTGTTAACATCTGCCTGCTCCTTTATCATGTCATATAAAATGCGTCCATGCTTTTTCACTAATCGAAAAAGTAACAGCGTATTTGTCTCTAAAGACAATACTAGGTTTCTAATATATTTATTCCTTTTATCATGTGATACCAGATATTCTAATTCATCTGCATATTTGTAATTTTTTATTGCATGACATATTTCATCTGGATATTTTAATATTAATATTTTCACACTAAATGGAGATAATTGTTTTCTATCAATTAATTTTTTAGTTGTTGTAGCTTTGTAGATTTTCCCAAACAACCCCTCCAGTACTAATTTATGAGTCTGAGTTCCATCTAGTGTTCCTGTAGTGCCTATTCTATATTCAGCATTTACACATTTAGTCATTAATGTGGTGAGGGATTTGGATTTGAACCCGTGAGCTTCATCACCAATTACCAATTTATATGGTTCAAAAGTTTTCTTGCTGAGTTTGTATATCGATTGCCATGTTGAAATAACCACCTGTTTATCTGAAATTTTATCTTGACCAGCATAAACTTGATGGCAATGTTTGTCAGAATCCCACCCGTATTCTCTAAAATCTCCAAACATTTGTGACACCAGGGAAGTAGTAGGCACAATTATTAGAGTCTTTACGTTCAATGCTCTTACAATTAAATAAATTATTAAGGATTTACCACTAGCAGTAGGAGATACTACTAAACTTTTTTTGTATGAGAGGGCATGATAAAATGTCGCAAGTTGATAATCTCTAGGAACGAATGGAAGTTTTAGATCTTCAATAAAGGATTCATTATGTTCAATTTTGACAGGTTTCCACCAATCGCCATCGAGAACCATTTTATAGTTTCTATTTTTTGCAAATTTAAAAACATATGCTATCAATCCACCATATAAGAGTTTATTGTAAATATTGAATAATCTAATTTTGCCGTCCCATAACTTCATTCGGTATGAGGGCATAAATGTGTATCCAGGTACTGTGAATGTAAAATAATCGCACAATTCCTGAGTTATAGAAGGTTCACAATTGATTTTTAAATATACTTCATCTATCTTGGAAAGATAAATTGAATCAGTGTCCTTCAGTGAATCTTTTCCAATCGATTGCATTTTTAATTAAATATCCCCTTGTAGTTAGACTTTTTACTATGGCCTCAAGGTAATCTACTTTTTCTTCGTGTAATGCCATTTTCTGTTTGGATTCTATTACATCTTCATCCGCATCAATATAGGCATCAATATCTTGTTTAAGTAATCTGTGCTGAAAAGGTTCCCAATCCAGGGCTTCCAGTTCTTCACCACTCAACTTCCCCCCATAATATTCTTTTTTCAGTTTCACAAGTTTACTATATTCATAACGCATAGTTTTGAGTCTTAACTTTTCATTAGAATAGAGAATTAAGTACTTGTTGTGCAACTGGGGAATTTTAACAGATTCTTTTGCTAATTCAGTATCATCAATACTGCAATCACCTGTCCATGATTTCTGTATGTCTTCAAACTTCATAATCTTTCAATTTTTTAAGGGCAACCATCGTTTGCACTTGTTCTATTATTTCGGCATAACCTTCTTCGACCCATTCATCTATAAATTTGGTTACTCCTTCACAGGTTGGATCAGTATAATCATGAGCTAAACAAGGACCATTCAAATAATTCCAATGATGAATAAAATCTTTTTTAACTCCTTCGTATGAATGATCACCATCAACAAATAGCATAGACAATGGTACATTTTCCATTG